ATCAAAATCAAACTCGATGTCAATAACTTGGAATTGCATGATTCAGACAGATGGAGTAACAGAGATTTCCTTAATGTTCAACCCACAGAGTTGATTGTAGACACGGTTGAGAATCAATTTGTCTGCGGACTTTGCCTTGCTTTTCTCATACCAAATGGTAACACATTGATCGTAGGTTTCAACACGAACACGATAGTTTTTCATGATTCAGCGACCGTTAGTGTAATCACCGATGATGATACCATTCTGACGAACTTGTGCATAACCGTATTCCTCAGAGAGAGAAAGACAGAGATCCCATGCACGATCTTCATCGGTAGTAGTGTTCTCCCAAGGTGCGGAAGGACAGATAACATCGAGTCGTTGCATTTGAGTGATTTCCGATTACTTTGTAATCATAGGGGGCATCGGTGCCCTTTGGGGGGATTGGTGGACAGTTTGAGTGACTGGCACAGTGGGGAATGATGCTAGGGTCTGCTGCTGCCATCAGTCTAGGGGGAGTCTCACCTGAGAACCCTTGCCACCACTGGGGTCAAAACCCAAATAATCTGCAATTCTACGGCAAAGGGGCATCAGGTCATCCCTGATAGCCCCGATCACGAAAAAAGTGAAAGTGTAAAGAACTCACCGAGTCATGGTAGAGATGGCAGGCATACCTTGCACGAAGATGGTATCAACAACACCCTGCAAACGTTTGGCAATAGCACTACCGTAGTTGGTGAACACAGGCACGATCACACTACCAAACTGCTTGCGATACAGATGACATGCACCAGCAGGAATCTTGCCAGATGCAATATCAGCAGCATCATCTTTGTCCATACGAATCACACGACCCACAGTTTGTGCCATCTCGATGATAGGCATCTGACGCAACATAATGCAGTGAGAGAGACCAGGAACGTTGATACCTTCGGACAGGATGCTATAGTGAAGCAGCACAAACTTCTTAGATTTGTCTTTGCCCCACTCGGTCAGAGTGTCAAAGAACTTCTCACGATTCACCTTTGTACGATTAACATAGGCACCATGCTTAGATGTAATGTGAAGGATGCCATATCCACGATCTTCCAACTCTTTCAGGATGTCAGAGTTAGTGAGCATATTCCACATCACTTTTGTGCTAGGAGCAGCAACGAGCACCTTAGGATTGTCATGCTCGATGTTATCGAGAATGTCCACAATCATGTTGCGGTCTGCCTCAGCAGCAGTGCGTTTGTCACGGGTGATGTCTACTTTGTAGGTATCAACTTGCGGAGGAATGATGCAACCAGTCTCGATCAGTTCTTGAGCACGAACAGTCTCAATGATCTTTCCGTAGATCTCAAAGTTGTTCATGCCATTAGCACCAGGATTGGTGTGATGTTTGGGAGTAGCAGTAAAGAAATACTTGCTATCTGCGGACAGAGATACAGCAGCAGTGGCAATAAAGTGCTTCTTCTGCGTAGAATTGTGTGCCTCATCGAAATAGGCAACGTCAATATCTACACCAGCATCAACAACACGACCGAGAGAATGATAGGTGGTGAAGATGATACGATTGGTGTCCGCATGATTAACAACCCACTCCGCAATCTTGTCAGACTTGGTAGAAGAATAGTGATGAGTTTCACCACTGTGAACGTGCATCACATTTGCACTGGTGATAAACTCCAGAAACTCTGCGGAGAGTTGCTCAGCAAGCAGAATACGAGGAGCAACAACAACAGCAACCTGACCAGGATTCTGCACAAAACGTTGCAGCAGATTCATGATCATGCAAAGAGTCTTACCACCACCAGTAGGAATAACGATCTGACCGATCTTGTGCTGGTTCATTGCATCGAGCACACGGGATTGGTGAAGTCGCAGTTTCATAGTGATTTGATTGGTATGTGAATACAATAAAGGATCAGGAGTCGAAAGTCAACCCCTGATCCATTAGCAGTGCTTATCAGACTGATTCGGTCAACTTATCTTTTAACTTTATCATCGCACTGTAGGCAGTAGTTCTATTCAGATCGACTACATTACCCACTGTCTTACTATTAACTGGTGAGTGGAATTGTTTTGTCTTTGAGTTGTAGAATCCCCAGATAGACTTAACACCAGAGCACCCACAATAGTCAAAATGCCTATCATTGACAATCCAGATTGCAGATATATCTTTCTTGAAATCTGTGCGTTCATAGTGATAACCCTCTGGTGGTTTGTGAAATAATAGTTTCATGAGATTGCTCTAGGAAGACCTACAACAATGAAGAACGCAAGCAATGCAACAATATCCCAACATTTGTTCTTAATCATGTATGGGAGTGCCAGAGCATTGCCACACAAGTATAACCTAGATCCTAGGGTTGTGTCAACATACAAAGTGATGATGTATGCAACACACAGAACTAAACTAGACAGGATTCGTGCCTTGTTTTCCATTAGTTAAAACTTACATTTACACCGATAACTTTTGCTTTGGGATTGCGAGCAAGTGCAGTCTCCCTCGCATCTTTGGGGTTGGTAGCATATACTTCTTCCTTGAAGACTTTGCCACCAACGTATAACTCAACAATATACTTCATCGTGTCTGAAACTCTTGTGCTTCTTTGATGTTAGAATTGAAGAACTTTTGAAAGATAGAATCAATAACAGGATACCATTCTTCGTTAGCACTAGGATACCCACATTCTCGTGCTTGATTGAGAAACTTAAGGATGCAAGTCTCTTCGTTTGCAGTGAACTCAACTCGATTGAAAGTGTAACCGTCAGTCATCGGTAGATTGCCTTGAAGAAGAATACAATGCCACCCACTAGAAGTATAAAAGTGGCAAGAAGAGAAAGGTCAACAATGTTCATCAATCATCCAGCAGAGGGTCATCTTTCTCGATGTCGTCTTGCATATCAAGAGGCATCATATCACGATCATCAATATCATCGAAACCATTCAGATCCCATCCAGGTTCTTCATTTTCTTCCTGAATCTCTGCCCAGTCTTGCATCATTTCCTTACGATCTTCTTCACTAAAATCGAAGATTTCACCAGGCATGTCCATGATTTCGTCCCACATGTGTGTTCTGTCGATTACTTTGTAATGATAGGGCAAAACGGGCACAGAGTCAACCCCTAAACGATCAGTGTTGCTTATGGATCACCACGTCTTCTGTAAAGTAAAGTTATAGAACGAGAATTGCTGACGTTTGACTAACTTAAACGTGCCGAACTTGTTACTAGCAACGAAACCCTCATGATTGACCACTTCATAGTCAACACCAAGATCAATGATCGTATCAACAATCTCGCAAGATGCAAGACCTTCCATGATCAATTCCTTTGCTTGAGTGATGAGATTGAACAGCAGCAACATATTGCCAGAGATACAATCAACAGGACGATTCTCTTTGATACACTTGTTAATGGCAATCTTCAGTCTTTCGATCTCTTTCTTGTCCGTAGGGTATTTAACAAAATTGCTAACCACACTTGCAAGACCAAGAATGTAATCAACTCTACGACGACGGGAGGTAATGTGTGCATTGGTATTTACAAAATAGGTTGACATAAAGTTATTCTTCAAATACTCAGGCACACTGAAAGATGCAGTCAGTTCTTTGATTGAACTTCCAGTATAAGATGTGTGACAAGCAAACACGATAGAGCAATGAGGAATATATCGGTGTTCAGGATCAAAAATATAGGTAATAGTATTTGCTTTAAGAGTAGTTTCACCACCATAACCAATAAAATCACCCTGATAAATCCCTTCCACCCTCGGCAATGCTTCAAGACAGGTATGAAGTACACCAGCAACTTTCGGATTGTTGCTGTGATTCTTCTCGATGTCAGCATGAGTATAATTGATCTTAACTTTTACCTTGTTGAATACACTCTTAGTTCCAACAAAGAACTTACCATTCTCAGGATTCGTGCCAAATACAATAGCAGGAGCACCGTCCCACTTCACACTGACAGTAGAATTGCGATCACGAAGGAAATTGATAACTTGCTGAACAGATTGCTTGCCCAGCAGCACAGAATCTTCAGGATGCTCTAGATGGGTGTTTTTCATGCTTTTAGTATGGCACAGAAAAGGGCAGGAGTCAACCCCCTGCCCATCAGTCTATTTTATTAGTTTAACTGTGTGTGATAAAGTTCACTTATTCATCTGAAGTGTGGGCACAGGCATACCACCTTCGGT